GGACTGAGCACCACCTCCACTCCATCGCCCGCCTCTCGCCCCTCTCTTGCACGCCCCTTGCCCATGACCTCCATCCAACGCCAACACCGCACCGGCCAGGGAGCCCTCCATGGCCGTTGACACCCTGCGCCTGGACGAGGTGCTCAAGCAGGCCGAGCGTGTGCACCAGCCCCTGGCGCTGCTGGGCAGAACCAGCAGCAACACGGCCAGGGAACTCAAGGAAACGGTCGACCAGTTGAAGAAGCTGCAGCAGCAGCAAACCCAGCTGGGCGACTACCGCGCGCTGCGCAGCGGCCTGGCAGACACCACGGCACGGCTGCGCGGCGCGCGCCAGCAGATGGCCCAGCTGCGGCTGGAATCGGGCGCGGGCGAGCAGCCCTCGCGCGCCATGCTGCGCGCGCTGCGTTCGGCCCAGGTCGAGGAGGAGCGCCTGGCGCTGCTGCGCGCCACGCAGCGATCGCGCCTGATGGACATGCGCGAAGGCCTGCGCGGCGCGGGCGTGGACACGGGCAACCTGTCCGCGCACGAGCGCAAGCTGCACAACGACATCCGCGCCACCACGGCCCAGATGGAAAAGCAGCGCAAGGTGGTGGCACCGGCCGCCCAGCGGCTGGAGAGGATCGACGCCCTGCGCGAGCAGAGCAAGACCCTGGCCGATCGCGGCCAGGCGCTGCGCGAGACGGGCGGCAAGATGCTGGCGCCCGTGCGCGCCGTGAGCCAGGCCTTCATGACCGACGACCAGGCCGCCGCACAGCTGCGCGCCACTATGGCGGGCAGCAATGGCAAGCCGGGCGCCGATTACCAGCAGGTGCTGGACTTGGCCAAGAGCCTGGGCACCGACATGCCCGGCAGCACGGCCGACTACATCGCGATGATGAACCAGCTGCAGCGCCAGGGCGTGTCCTCCCAGGATGTGCTGGGCGGCGTGGCCCGGCAGGCGGCCAACCTGGGCGCGGTGCTGAACATGCCTGCCAAGGAGGCCGGCGAGTTCGCGGCGCAGCTGCAGCAGGCCACCCGCGCAAGCGCGGGCGACATGGCCGCACTGGCCGACACGGTGCAGCGCACCTCCCACCTGGGACTGGACCCCACAGGCATGGTCAAGGGCCTGGACGCCATCGGCAAGGCCCTGCCGCAGCTGGGACAGCAGGGCGCAAGGTCGGGACAGATGTTTGCGCCGCTGCTGCTCATGCTCAACGACGCCAGCATCAGCGGCGAGGCCGCGGGCAAGGCCGTCGGCAACCTGGTCAAGAACTCCATGGACCCGGCCAAACTGGGCCAGGTCAACAAGATGCTCGCGAGCCAGGGCGTGTCGCTGGACTTCAAGGACGCCAGCGGCCAGTTCGGCGGCACCGAGCAGATGATGGCCCAGCTGCAAAAGCTGCAGAGCCTGGGCAGCGACAAGCTGCGCGCCGCTGCGCTGAACAAGCTGGCGGGCGGCGATGCGCAGACGCGCAAGGCCTTGGAGGCGCTGCTCCAGCAGGGCCCGGGCGGCTACCAGCAGATCGCCTCCCAGCTCAAGTCACAGGCGGATATGGATGGGCGCGTGGCCATCCTGAAGGACTCGGTCTCGGCCCAATACGAGTCCGTCAAGGACAGCTACAACGGCCTGTTGAGCGACATGGGCTCGACCATTGAGTCCGACCTCAAGGCCGTGCTGGGCACGCTGCGCGAGATGACCGAAGGCATGCGTGCCTGGGTCAAGGAGCATCCCCAGATCGTGCAGTGGACGCTGCGCATCGTGGCCGTGCTGGGCCTGCTGGTGGCAGGCGTTGGTTTGGTGAGCAGCGTGCTGTTCGGCCTGCTGGCGCCGCTGCTGCTCACGCGCACCGTGTTCGGCCTGATGGGCGCGGCCATGGGCGCAGGCAGCGGTGCCTTGGGCGTGCTCAGGCGCGGCCTGGCGGCCGTGGTCCTGTCGCTGGGCATGATGGGCGGCGGCGGCAGTGCCATGGGCCTGTTGGCCGGCGGCATGCGCATGGCCAGCAACGCTGCGGGCGTGCTCCGGCGCGGCGTGGGCGCCGTGGTCCTGTCCCTGTCCATGATGAGCGGCGGTGGCGGAGCCATGGGTCTGCTGTCGGGAGGCTTGCGCATGGCCAGCAACGCTGCGGGCGTGCTCAGGCGCGGGCTGGGCGCCGTGGTCCTGTCGCTGGCCATGATGGGCCGCGGCGCTGCCATGGGCAGCATAGGCACCGCCCTGGCCGGCGCGGGCCGCGCTGCAGGCCGCATCTTCGGCGGCGGTGCAGGCAAGGGCCGTGCGGGCGCCGTCATGGGCCTGCTGGGCGCCGGCCTGGGGGCCGCAGGAGCCGTCGGCGGTGGCCTGGGCGGCAGTCTGGGTGGTGCAGCCGCATCGCTGATGGGCCTGGTGCGCATGACACCCATGGGCCGGCTCGCAGGCGGCCTGATGGGCGCGGGCGGCTCGATCATGCAGAACTGGGACGGCCTGTCCACCGCCTTCAAGGCCGGCGACTGGAAGGGCGTCGGCGGCACGCTGCTGGAGGCCGGCAAGGCCGGCCTCGATGGCGCCACGGGCGGCCTGTTCGGCGTGGTCTCTGACCTGGCCGGCAAGGGCATCAGCGGCCTGGCCTCGTCGGTGGGCTCATGGTTCAAGTCCGGCGATGCGTCAGCACCCGACCAGGGCCGCGCCGGCGCACTGCGCCAGGGTGTCGCTGCTGCAGCCACGGCGGCCACGCTGGCCACGGGCGCCATGCCGGCCCTGGCCGACACGGGCGCCGTGCGCATCGACAGCCGCCCGCCGCTGGCCAGCGCCGCTGCTCCCGCGCCGGCACCGGCCCCGGTGGCCGGCGCCACCATCCATATCACCGTCAACGCTGCGCCCGGCCAGGATGCGCAGGCCATTGCCCGCGCCGTGGCCGCCGAGCTGGACCGCCGCGAAATGGTCAGGCGCTCCAGCGTGCTGTCGCAGCTGTCGGACATCGACTGAGGAGCATGAGCATGCTGATCACACTGGGCCAGTTTGCCTTCGGCATCGACACACTGGCATTCGACAAGCTGGTGCGCAGCAGCACCTGGCGCCACCCGAGCAACAGCCGCGTGGGCGCGCGCCCCGCCCGCCAGTCGCTGGGCCCAGGCGATGAAACGCTGGGCCTGACCGGCGTGCTCGCACCCGAGTTCCGGGGCACGGCCAAGTCGCTGGACGACCTGCGCGAAATGGCCGACCAGGGCAAGGCATGGGCCCTGGTGGGCGGCGAAAGCATCCTGGGCGCCTGGGTCATCGAGAGCCTGCAGCAGACCGGCACGCACTACACACCGGGCGGCAAGCCGCGCCGCATCGAGTTCGATCTCAAGCTGGCCCGCGTGGACGACCACCTGGCCGAAGGCAGCGGCGGCGTCGATCCCTGGCCCGATGAAGACTTCTGGGAATGGTGGATCTGATGGCCACGCAGGAATACTTGCACGCCAAGCCCCAGTACGAAATCGTCCTGGACGGGCACGACATCACCAGCCAGGTGGACACGCGGCTGATGAACCTGACGCTGTCCGAATCGCGCGGCGAAGAAGCCGACAAGCTGGACATCACGCTGGACGACAGCGATGGGCGCCTGGCCCTGCCGGGCAAGGGATCCAAGATCGCGCTGAAGCTGGGCTGGGCCGGCCACGGCCTGGTCGACAAGGGCACCTACGAGGTGGACGAGGTGGAGCACCAGGGCGCGCCCGACAGGATCGTGGTGCATGCGCGCTCGGCCGAGCTCAAGCGCCAGCTGCGCATGCGCTCCGAGCACAGCTACCACAACAGCACGCTGGGCCAGATCGTGCGCAGCATCGCCCAGCGCAACGGCCTGCAGGTGCGCGTGGACGCGCAGTTCGAGAACCTGCGCGTGGACCACATCGACCAGACCCACGAAAGCGACCTGAACTTCTGCAGCCGCCTGGCGCGGCAGTACGACGCCGTGTGCACGGTCAAGAAGGGCAAGCTGGCCTTCATCGCCATCGACAGCAAGATCACCGCCGGCGGCCAGACCGTGGAGGCCGCCACGCTCACGCGCACCGTGGGCGACAGCCACGCCTACCACACGGCCGCGCGCAACGACTACAGCGGCGTTCGCGCGTACTGGAACGACGCGGATCGCGCCGAAAAACGCAGTGCCACGCAGGGCACCGAAGACAACGAAAAGCGCCTGAAGGACACCTACGGCAGCGAGGCCGAGGCGCAGGCCGCCGCCAAGGCCGAGATGGGCCGCATCAACCGCGCCAAGGCCACCATGGGCCTGAAGCTGGCGCTGGCGCGGCCCGACCTGATGCCGCAGACGCCGCTGAAGCTGCAGGGATTCAAGGCAGAGATCGATGACACGCCGTGGCTGGTCGTCAAGATCCAGCACGAACTGGGCGACGCCGGCTTCACCTCCAAGCTGACGCTGGAGACGCGCGCCAAGTGAGCGAGAGGGGCGGGTAGAGCGCGTCTTGGAGCGGCCGGCGCAGGCCGTTCAGCGCGCGGCCAGGGTCGCCACGGCCATGATGGCGGCGCGGCCCGAATCGTCGGCCCGGCCGTAGCAATCGAGCAGCTCGCGCTCGTCGGGCGCCAGGGTCTGGACCGATGCGTTCGCATGCTGGCCCGTGACCACATACAGGACATCCACGCCCAGGCCTGCCATCACGGCCAGGGCAGCCGCATTCGGCGATTGCTCGCCCTTCTCCCAGGTGGCCAGGGTGCCGCGCGAGACGTCGCAGGCGTCGGCCATGGCGAGCTGCGCCACGTCCAGACGCAGACGCTCTTGCCTCAGCCTTTCACCGATGTGATCGAAATTTCTTCTATTCATCAATTGACATGCTCGAAATTTCGAGCAATGATGCAGTCAGCGTGTAACCAAACCATCCAAACCATCCCAAATACTACATGACAGCCATGCACTCCCCCAGAGCCGTGCCCGGTATCCCTGCGGATCCGGTGCTTCATGACAGGCCCGTGCCACTGCGCATGACGGCATCCGAACGCGAACGCCACGCCCGCTATGCCAGCCGTGAAAGCCGCAGCGCCTCCAACTTCGCGCTGAAGCTGTACCGCATGGGCATGCAGCAGTACGAGCAGCAGATGCCGCCGCTGCCCCAGGCCGATCAGGCGCGATAGCCACCCGCGCCGCCCTGTTCACCGCCTTGTCTTCGATCCCAACTGCCCCCAGGAGCCTGCCATGCGCATGATGTGCCCCCACTGCAACGAACACGCCTACACCCGCACCAGCCTGCAGCTGACCAGCACCAGCCGCGAGACCATCTTCCAGTGCCGCAACTTCGAGTGCGGCCATGTGTTCTCGGCGGTGACCGAGATCAACCGCACCATCAGCCCCAGCGCCATCCCCAACCCCATGGTGATCCTGCCGATGAGCACGCACATCAAGCGCAAGCTGCTGCAGACCCAGCTTGACGCGATGCCCGCCTCGCAGTACCAGCCCGGCTCCCACGCCGCGCCGGCCGTCACCACATCGCACCAGGGCACCGAGGCCCGCCACTGAGGAGCAGGACATGGATTTGGCAATGGACGCGAGGTCGGTCTTCATGCGCACCCTGGCTGGACGCATCGAGGCAGACGCCGATGCAAGGGCGAGGAAGCATGCGGAAGTGCTGTGCCAACTGCTGGAGACCTACACGGCCTCCAAGAGCCATGCCGTGAAGTTCATCCTTCACGAGGCTGTCGGCAAGGTGGAGCGGGTGCTGGCGCAGGAGTACGCGGCAGCCGATGCTGAGGCGTTGGCTGACCGCCTGGCCGCGATTGGCGCTTCCGAGGCCTGGCAAGCCGATGCAGGCTCGACCGCCATGCGCACTGTGGTGGATGGTGGCGCAGCATGAGGGCCGCAATCACGCAGCTGGCGCTGTACGCCGGCATGTATGGGCTGCTGTGGGCCTGGGTGGGTGATGGCGTTGAAGGAGCCGGCAATCTGCTGGCCTTTGTGGTCGGCGTGCTGGTGCTGTCCAACCTGCTCAACGTGCGCAGGACGGATCGTTTTCCCGAGCGCGCCTATGCGCTCCCCTCCGCAGTGGACAACGTGCTGAGCATCGGCCTGGTGATGGGCGCGGTTTGGTTTGGCCATTGGGTGATGGGCATCGGCCTTCTGATCGCATGGGCGTTGGGCGCGGGCACTCGCCAACTGCGGCAGGAGCGCCAACAGCAAGCCCGACAAGGTAGCCAATGAACTACTCCAGCATGCGCAAGACCCTTGCCCGCGATCTGCGAGAGTGCACGCGGCGCGGCCTGCCGGGATGGGCAAGGGCCTATGTCGAGGAGCGGGTCGAGTACGCGGCTCACTGGTGGCGCCTCTCCCGTGATCGCGCCAAGTCCTCTGACCTGCGGCGAGATGGCTACATGAAAGCGGTGCGTGTGCAACTATCGATGCTTGAGCTGCTCTCGGCATTCCGGGTCGGCGATGACGGCGCTCAGGCCCGTCTGACGAGAACCAGAGGCATCCTCAGGGCGGCCAAGGGGTAGGGGGGAGTCAGATCCTTGAGGGGGTCGCTCCTCCAGACCGCCCTGTTCCGCACGCACAGAAAATTTCCCCCTGTTTGATTCTTTTGGGCCTATCGGGCGCATGAAGAACATCGCGCAAGTCATTGCGATAACAGGAGTTTTCAGGGTTTTGATTTCCGGCAGACCGTGGAAATCAAACGAATCAAAGAAATCAAAGAGGTGAGCCATGCCAAGAGGAGGGCCGCGGCCCGGTGCTGGCCGCCCCAAGAGCAAGCCGAGCCCGGCACCTGAGCCGAAGCAGGTAGCGAAGAAGACGGCGGGTAAGAAGGCCGCCGCGCCCACGGTGGATGCGCAGGGCTTCAAGGCTGATGACGCACCGCCCAGTTGGCCATTCGGCAAAGAAAAGCCTGAGCCACCCCCCGATCTGACGGACCTGATGCCGCTCGACTATCTGCTGGAGGTGATGCGGGATCCCGATGAGGACCGTGGGCGCCGGATGCAGGCAGCGACGTTGGCCGCGCCGTACTGCCACCCCAAGAAAGGGGAGGCAGGCAAGAAGGAAGAGAAGGCCGCTGCCGCCAAGAAGGTTGCCAGCCGATTCACGCCGGCCGCGCCTCCAAAGCTCGCAGCCGCTAACGGAAGAAAGGTATAGGCATGGACTGGACGACCGCATGCATCGACTGGGAAGAAAGGTTGGTGCAGCGGAAGTCCATCATCCCGCCGCCGATCTTCCTAGACCAAGCCGAGCAAGCCCTGGCCATCTTCAAAGAGTTGAAGGTGGTGGACCTGGCGAAGGTGTGGGACGACGAGATCGGGCAATGGCGCCCGCCGACCTTCGGCGAATGCAGCGAGGAATGGGTTTTCGACTTTGTGCGCGCCATCTTCGGCGCCTACGACGCTGAAACAGGCCAGCAGTTGATCCGGGAGTACGGCCTGCTGATCAGCAAGAAGAACACCAAATCGACCATCGCGGCGGGCATCATGCTGACCGCGCTGATCCTTTGCTGGCGCGAAGATGAGGAGCATCTGATCCTGGCCCCCACAAAAGAGGTCGCGGACAACTCGTTCAAGCCTGCCGCCAGCATGGTTCGGGCCGATGAGGAGCTGTCTGCCCTGTTCCACATCCAGGACCACATCCGCACGATCACGCACCGCGTGAACCGCAACACCTTGAAGGTGGTGGCCGCCGATACCGACACGGTGTCGGGCAAGAAGGCCGGTCGGGTTCTGGTGGACGAGCTCTGGCTGTTCGGCAAACGAGCCAATGCCAGTGCGATGTTCCAGGAGGCTTTAGGCGGCCAGGTGTCGCGCGAAGAGGGTTGGGTGATCTTCTTGACCACGCAGTCCGATGACGCCCCGGCAGGCGAGTTCAAGAAGAAGCTCGACTACTGGCGCGACGTGCGCGACGGCATCGTCCACAACCCGAAGGTGCTCGGCATCCTGTACGAGTTCCCCAAGGCCATGCTGGAGAGCAAGGCCTACTTGCTCAGCGAGAACTTCTACATCACCAACCCCAACATGGGCCGTTCGGTGAGCCTGGAGTGGCTGCAGGACGAGATGAGCAAGCGCTCTCCGGAGCGCGACGGTGGCTTCCAGCGCTTTCTGGCCAAACACCTGAATGTCGAGATCGGCATGAACCTGCGGGCCGACCGCTGGGCCGGCGCCGACTTCTGGGCTGGCGCTGTGGAGCGCGTGACGCTGGCGGAGCTGCTGCAGCGCTGCGAGGTCATCACGACCGGCATCGACGGCGGCGGCCTGGACGACTTGCTGGGCTTCGCGCTGGTGGGGCGCTGCAAGGAGACTGGCCGCTGGCTCGCGTGGTGCAGGGCCTGGGCCCATCCTTCGGTGCTGGAGCGGCGCAAGGAGATCGCGCCGCGGTTGCTGGACTTCGTGAAGGACGGCGACCTGGTGCTGGTCGAGCGCATCGGCGATGACATGGAGGAACTGGCCTCCATCGTGGCCGAGGTGGAGCAGGCTGGGCTGCTGGATCGGGTGGGCATCGACCCTGCGGGCGTTGGCGGCGTGCTGGAGGCCTTGGTGGCTGCCGGCGTGCCGCAGGACAAGATCATCGGCATCAGCCAGGGTTGGAAGCTGGGCGGAGCGATCAAGACTGCCGAGCGCAAGCTGGCCGAAGGTGTGCTCAAGCACTGCG